TATCCGATCAGGTCGGAGTTCGGTGCGAACCAGTCGCTGAACACCGCGACGAAGTACACGAGCGCGTGGACGGCATCAGCCGACGGTGTCTCGGGTGTCAAGGTCGGCGCGAACTTCACCATGAAGGCCCCGGGCGGCCGTGCAGTCAATGCCGCCATCCTCAACACCATGAGCCGCAGCCAAGCGGCCCGCATCCTTGCTCGAGGCATGGCGTCGGGCGGTTGGCTTGGCGCCGGTCTGGCTGCGTACAGCATCTATGACGCCGTGCGGGTGCGTGAGCCGGAGAACGGGGAAGAAGGCTTGAAGCACGACCCAGGCGTGAACCCGACCACGCAGAGCGTCTACGTGTTCTGCACGATTGACTGCAGCTCGCCGGGTAGGTTCGCGACCGAGGCTGAGGCGGCTCAGTGGCAGCTGGCAAACAGCCTCGTCCCTGGCACGACGAGCGGCTACAGAAACGTGAACGGCACTCAGACGCTGATTACCTGCAATCACGCGTATACGTACGTCGGCCTGCTCAACGCCTGGACGGGTGCGCAGAACACCATGCGGTTCCAGCAGACGGGCACGGTTTATAACTTCACGGTCAACTGTCAGGCCGTCGCACCCGGTACGTACATCGACAGGGGAATCACTCGGACCCAGGTTCAGCAGCAACGCTGCGCAGGTGGCGCCGTGCCGGACTACGACGGCAAGTGCCCGACCGGCACCTACACCACAGACATAAGCGTTGAGGAAGCGGTTTCTCGCCGCAACCTGGCGGACTCGCAGATGCCTTCCAGCGCGCCGCAGCTCTCCGCACTCGCTGCGGCTCTGAATGACATGTGGGGTCGCACGCCCGTCAACATCGAGGAACTCGACGCCGCACCACTCGTGCAGGATGTGCCGAACGTCGCAGGCGGTACGTCGAAGATAACCAACCCGGATGGATCGTCGGTGCAGACCGCGATCGCGTGGGATTTCAAACCGTACGGGTTGACGAAGGGGTTTGGCTACGCCGATTCCGGTGCGTGGGACGAGAAGACAACCACGACGACATGTGCTGGTGGCGGTACGCAGTGCACCACGACCGAGACCACGACGGAAAATGATCCGCAAGGTGAGGGCGAGCAGGGCGACCCGGAAGACCCCTGCACTGCAAATCCCGAACGTGCCGGCTGCCTCGGCCTGGGCGAGTTGCCTACGGACGAGGTCCCACGGACTAGTCTGGCTCTGGCGTATTCCACAGAGACGATCAGCCTACCGTCCGGGTGTCCTCCTGATGTGGCGCTACCGCGAGGCCAGACGTTCAGCTATGCGACGGCATGCGAGGCGGCGACGCTCGCGCGGCCTTTGGTGATCGCCGCTGCTGCAATGACTGCGCTCTGGATTTGCGTCGCGGCCGTTGGCGGCACGCGGGGTAGTGCGTAATGGGCTGGCTCGCTGCACTCGCCGGGCTGGCCTCCCCGATCCTGGCTCGGGTTCTGATCGCGCTCGGGTTCTCCGTCGTCACGATCACCGGCGCCGTTGCGGTCCTCGGTACGTTGAAGTCGCAGCTGCTCGACATGCTCGGCACGGCGCCGTCCGGTGCGTTGATGCTTGCGGGTCTCGGTGGTGCGTGGGTTGGGCTCGGGATGGTGCTTGGCGCGTGCACCTTCGCGGTAAGCGTCTGGGGGCTCACCAAGGCCGTCAAGATTGGGGCTGGGGGGTAGACCATGGTCGCGGGTGTTCACAGCCTTGTGACGGGCCTGAACGGCCACGGGAAGACGCTTTACACCGTCGCCGAAAAGCTGCGGCCGCTGGTGGGCAAGAAACTGCGCTATACCAACCCGGCCGGTCTCGAGGTGGAGGTGGATCGGCGCCTCATGATCGGGGGCATCAAGGACCTGCTCATTCCGCATCACATCGTCGATGTGCCTCGCATCGACCCGGAGTCGTGGCGCGACGATTGGGCAACCGAGCGGCGCGAGCCTGGTGACCCTGCTCGGGAGGTGCCTCACCTGGCCACGAACTGGTGGCTGTGGTGCGAGCCCGGCGATGTGATCGTGATCGACGAGTGCCAGCGGCTGTTCCGTCCGATGGCGTCGGGCCGTAAGGTTCCGATGTTCATCGAGAAACTTGAGACGGCCAGGCACTACGGGGTGCAGTTCGTCTACATCACGCAGCACCCGCAGCTGCTCCATACGAACGTGCGGAGTCTCGTCGGGCCGCACGAGCACGTGCGCCGGATGTTCGGGTCATCGACCACGATGATCTACCAGTGGGACCACTGCACGCACCCGGACAAGATCAAGACCGCCACCCGCAAAGCCTGGCGGCATTCCAAGGCGGCCTTCGGGCTCTACAAATCGGCTGAGGTTCACACTAAGTTCAGCCAGCGCGTCCCCTTCGCTGTGTTCGCCCTGGTCGGCGCCTTGGTCTCGCTTGTCGTGCTCGGGTTCTACCTCAAGGATCGGATGGCCAAGCGATTCGGGGAGCAGCCAAGTTCGGAGGCGGTCCACGCGTCCGCCAAGAAAGCGGACGACAGCCGGCCGGCGCGTGCGACGGACGGCAAGGCGGACGCTCCGTCTTCGGTCTCTCGCTGGCCGGTCCTTAACGCGACGCCTCCCGTAGCGCATCGCGAGCCCTTCCATGATCGGGGAATCGTGCTCGACGGGTGGTATCAGGTCGGCCAGGAGGTGAGCTACCAGTTCGGCCTTTTGGTCGATGGTCGCCGGGTTGGGACCCTCACCGGGGCGAACCTGCTTGGCGCTGGCTATGCGATCCGCCAGATTGCGCCTTGTGCGGTGGTGCTTGTGTTCGGAGAGGTCGAGCGGTCAGTGACTTGTGCGCCTGCGGCCGCGATTCCGGCGCCGATGTCGGCTTCTGCTCCGACCGCCTGACGCCTCCCCCTTCAAGAGCAGGCGGTGGGCGCAGTGCAGATGACATTCATCGCGGCGCGTTGCACCCACGATGCACGCTCAGTGTCTTGTGCCCGGTCGAGTGTCGTTGTCATCGAACGGCAGGCGCCGCTGCCGTTGTAGTGCCTTGCCGATCCCTAGCAGCACGCGGCGCACGATGCTCTGTTTCGCCGGGTCCTTGACACCATCGACGACCGCTTGCAGTGCTAGGCGCCGTGCGTCATCCGTTGGTATGCCCACGAGGTCGGCAAGTAGGGTGATGGTCGCTGGTGTCATCCGCCGCGAGCCATTGCGCCATTGAGCCGGATGCGACGCCGGGACGTCGAGTCGTTCGGCTAACTCTGCGTCGGACTGGCACAGGGCGCGCGCCCTGTCAAGTAGGCAAATTACGCGCTGCATGTTGACTCCGAAGTTACCTAAGCGGGTATGACTCGGCTACATTTGCGACGTACCGGCTTTGGTACGTACCCATCATGGAGTCAGACATGATCCGCGTCACAGTAGCACAAACGACCGTTCGTGAACTTAAGGGCACCAGTGCCAAGAACGGTCGCGACTATCACCTGCGGTTCCAACACGCGTACGCGCACACGGTGGACAAGGACGGCAACACGCCGCCCTATCCCGAGAAGTTCGAAATCTCGCTCGAACGGGACCAAGCTGCCTACCCGGTCGGTGAGTACTCTCTGCACCCCTCGGCGGTCTACATCGACCGTGACGGCCGTTTGGCGGTGTCCGCGCGGCTGACTCCGTGGACGGAACCTGCCAAGACTCGCTGAGGGGTGCCCCATGCATACCTTCATCGAGGCTCAGCATGCGGCGGAGGTGGCCGTTGCGTCGATGGCCCTCCGCGCGCTGCTGGCGCGTGCACGAGACGAAGAACCTGACGTTGTGGCCCTTCGGCTCGAAGCCACGGCTACGGGCACCGGGGCAGACATAGCGGTCGAGCTGGTCGATGCGGCCGGTAACGCCGTCGGGGGGTACTCGCTGTGACCGCGCTTCGCTCGCGTCGGGGCTATCGGTGGCTCACTATCGCGCGGCGGCACCCGCGCCTTTTCGCGCTGCTCACGCGCGACGGCATCGCGTGGACTGCGCGTCGCTCTTTCGCTCGGGGGCTGTGATGGCGAGCGCAGCGAGCGGGCTTGTCCCAGTCCCAACAACCGACACGCGGGGTCCGAAGGTCCCTCAGTGGGAGGTTGAGAGGCTCTGCCGAGACGTTGGTGCCTTCACCGTTGACAAGGACGCCAATCGCCTCGCGCGTCTGCGCCGCTCGGTCGGTTTTGCTGCTCGAGCCATTGGCGTGCAGCAGCCCCTCGGGCGTCGGCCTGATGTGCCTTACATGGTCACGCTCACGTACCGCGGCGACAACCGCGATTGGCGCCCGGATCACATCACCTCAGCCCTCAAGGCGTGCCGCGAGTGGGCGCGCCGCCAGGGTTTCAAGCTGCGGTACGTGTGGGTTGCCGAGCTCCAGACACGCGGTGTCATTCACTACCACGCGTGCATATGGCTCCCCCACGGCGTTCGCATGCCCAAGTGGGACGTTCGCGGCTGGTGGCCGCACGGCATGAGCAATCGGAAGGTCGCGCGGAAGGCCGTCCCGTACCTCATGAAGTACCTTTCTAAAGGGAGCTTCGATGGTTCATTCCCCCATGGTTGCCGCGTTCACGGCGCTGGCGGACTTGCTCCTGACCTTCGGCGTGCTCGTGCTTGGCTTGGGCTTCCTCGGTTTGTACAGGGCAATTCGTCGATCTTCGACCGATGGACCCGGCGCGAGGGCGGCGGCTGGCTTTCGCCCTCGGGGCAGCACCTCGCGTCGGAGTTCCGGCGCGTGCTCGTCGCGGGGCAGCACGCCCTTCAACGTGTTCTGCGACACCCGACCGCAATCGATGCCAGTGGGCCGTTCTGCTGGCTTGAGGACCGCGCCCGTGCGTTCGCGGTCGTCCGCTGACTGAATCCGGGGGCGTTCCCCGATCCGTGGCCAGGGCGGTTCCCCTGGCGTCCGTTAGGAGTGAGTTATGAACATGATCAGCAAGCTGTCCCTCGGCGCCCTGTCGATGCTGCCCGCCGTCGTCTTCGCCGCCGTGCCGGCCGATGTGACCACCGCGATTGAAGCGGCCGAAACCGATGGCCTGGCCGTCGCCGGCTCGCTGCTCGGCGTGTCGGTCGCGATCTGGGGCGCGCTCTACATCAAGCGTAAGTTCTTCGGCTGATTCGGTCGGGGACGCTGCAATGGGCTTCGCTGTCGGTTCTTCGTGCCTTCGTGCCCCGGAGGCCGCAGCGCAAGCCTATTGCGCGAGTGTGCAGGGTGTGACGTCTTCGGGCGTCGTGTCGTGCCAAGCCCCGTCGCACGTCGGCGGGCAAGTTTTCGCGGCTGACTTGGTTTTTGAGTCGGCTGCCAGCGCCGTGACCCGGTCCATCGAAGTTGAGCTTCCTGAGTGCGAGCCCTTCGACATGGCCGGGGCGGGTCCTTTGCTCTGGATGGCTTTGGCCGGCAGCGTTGCCATCCTCTCATTGCGTCGCCTGGCGGTGATGTTCCAACGTGAGACCCTATGACCTACGACCTGCTCGCCGTGCTGCTCGTTGGTGGGCTGCTCTGGCTTTCGGTGCGCTGATTGGCCCTGCGTCTGCGTACAACGCGGCCGACTATCCGATCAGGTCGGAGTTCGGTGCGAACCAGTCGCTGAACACCGCGACGAAGTACACGAGCGCGTGGACGGCATCAGCCGACGGTGTCTCGGGTGTCAAGGTCGGCGCGAACTTCACCATGA